AACAAATAGAGGAAGAACGAAAGAAGAAAGTAAGAGAGGCTGTTTCAAAGTACGCTGATAGAGGAACCTCTGGGGACAAAACTCTAAGTAAGGCTATTGTTAAAAGTAGAGAAGAATCAGACAAAAAAAAAGAAAAAAACGTTAAAAGGTACTTCTCGAGATTTTGGACTACTTGCAAAACATGGTCGTGATGCTCCAAAAGACAGAGGTTTTAACACACGACGATATGCAAACGGCGGAGCCGCGATAACTAAGACTAACCAGAAACCACATATGAGTTAAGCTATGGCAACTTCAGGATCAAGAGACTTCGAACTCGATGTAGCTGACATCATCGAAGAAGCATATGAAAGATGCGGAATAGAGGTACGTACAGGCTACGATGCAAAGACTGCTCGTCGGTCTCTTAACTTGATGTTTGCAGAATGGGCGAACAGAGGTTTGAATCTCTGGACTATACAACAAGCAACACTCAATCTCACTAAGGGTCAGGCCCAAGAGCCGTTGACATCAGATGTGGTTGATCTTCTTGAGGTGGTATTACGACGTGACGGCACAGACTTTGAATTGAACAGGATTAGTAGGGGCGAGTATTTAACAATCCCCAGTAAAACTACGGAATCTCGTCCAAGTCAGTATTACTTTGACAGAAAGATTAACCCCGTTATTAATCTCTGGGCTACCCCTGAAAACTCAACAGATCAGATAGTTTATTATTATGTGCGACGAATCGAGGATGCTGATACTCTTATTAATACTACTGATATGCCTTTTCGTTTCTATCCTTGCATGGTGGCTGGACTAGCCTATTACCTATCTATGAAACGAGCTCTAGACAGAACCCAGCTTCTTAAATCTGTATACGAAGAAGAATTTCAACGTGCAGCAGATGAGGATGAGGCGAGAACTCCTTTAAAGTTACAGCCTAGCATACAATATTTGAGGGTATAATGGCTTTTGCGTCTGGTAAAAAAGCATTTGGAATATCAGACAGGTCTGGTTTTCGCTATCGTCTAAGAGACATGAAGAAAGAGTGGAACGGTCTCTTAGTTGGTCCAGATGAGTTTGAAGCAAAGCATCCTCAATTATTTCCTCCAAGAATAGGGGCTGATCCACAGGCGTTACAAAACCCTAGACCTGACACAGGTTTGAAGGAACAAAGAGCCTTTCAATATGGTTTTAGACCTGTTGGTTTTAAGACTATTCCGGGTTTAATTGAAGAAAATGATTTAGAGGGTGTTGGCCTTGTAGGAACGGTTGGAGTAAGCATATTTAATCCTCAAATACGTGGTTCACAAGCTACAGGTCAGGTTGGAACTGTGACCGTTGGAATAAACATAGTGGTTGTTAACCAACCTGTTACGGGTCTTAGTTCTACTGCTTCTGTTGGAGCTGTAACAGTTGTGACTGCAACTACTTTCGATGAAACATCAATTACTTTAGACTCTACTTCAGAGACATTTGACGAGGGATAAGATATGGCAAAACAAACAGTAGGTATAGGTTCATCTGCAAATGATGGGACGGGTGATACTCTCCGCGTCGGTGCAGATAAAATTAATGATAATTTTAATGAAGTATATGCGGCTCTTGGTGACGGTACAGATCTTACAGATTTAATAAATTCTGATGGAATTATAGATGTAAGTTCTGGTGCAAACAGAATTGTGTTTTATTATGCAAATCTTAGCGACTTACCTAGTGCGGGAACATATCATGGCGCAGTGGCGCACGTTCACGCGACGGGAGGGTTGTACTTCGCACACGCTGCCGCATGGATAAGATTAAATGATGAGACAACTGGACCTGTGACTAAATATACTGCTGGTACAAATGGGTCGTCCGCATTTACTTTTACAGGCCCCGGAGCTACTTCTGGCAACAACCCTAATTTTACTTTTTATAAAGGACATACTTATTTAATTGATAATACAGCAAATGTAAGCAGTCATCCTTTAAAAATAAGAGTCTCATCAGGAGGTTCTGCTTTTACAACAGGAGTTACAGAAAATTACAACTCTACTACAGGATTAACACAGTTTATTGTACCTCACGAACCAAGCGATACATCTTTAGTGTATCAATGCACAAACCATAGTGGTATGGTTGGAAACATAACAATAGTGTGATGACATGAGTTTTACATATACACAGTTAAAAACGGCAATTGAGGATTATACGGAAAACAACGAAACGTCTTTTCTTACAAACCTCCCTTTGTTTATTCGCCTTACTGAAGAGCGCATTTTAAAGAATGTGCAGCTTAATCTTTTCAGAAAGAACGTAACGGGTGCAATGACGGCATCGAATAAGTTCTTAGAAATGCCCAGTGATTTCTTGGCGCCCTTCTCTCTTTCGTTTACAGATAGTAGCAGCAACACAACTTTTTTAGATTTAAAGGACCCAGAGTTTATTCAGACCTATACTCCTAATGCCGCTACAACGGGAGCTCCCAGATACTATGCTACATACGATTTAGATACTTTTATCTTAGGGCCTACTCCAGACAGCAGTTATGCTTCGGAACTTCATTACTTCTATCGACCTGCGAGTTTAACGCAGAGTAGCTTTACTCTTACGTTAACTAGTGTAACTGGTACGTTTACTGCAAATGATACAATCACGGGTGGCACAAGTGGTGAGAGCAGTGGGGTGGACTCCGTACCATCTACTACATCTTTAATTGTTGTAATCCCTAGCGGAAACTACACTGTGGGAGAAACAATCACAGCCAGTCCAAGCGGTGCAACAGCTACTATCTCCGCTATTGGGGCAGATACTACATTAACCTGGTTAAGTGAGAATGCTGAGATGGCGATGCTTTTTGGGAGTATAACTGAAGCGTACTTGTATATGAAGGGTGATCCTCAGATGATGCAGATGTACTCTCAAAGGTTTGCTGAATCAGTTGGGCGCCTGAAAAACTTAGGCGAGGCACAAGAGGTAACGGATGAGTACCGCACTGGTCAGCTTATCCGTAAGAAAACGTAAGGAGATTAACGTATGAACAACATGTCTTTTCCGGTTACAATGTCTAATGACTTTAAGGTTGAAGTCACTACGACTAATAACAGAGGGTCTACGCCCGAGGAAGTTGCTCAACGCTGTGTAAGTAAAATAGTTGGTATTTCTGAAAATGCACCTCCTGCAATTCGGGACCAAGCTAGAGAGTATCGAGACGCAATGGAAAGAACTATCGCATTGTATATGCGACAGGCTATCCAAAGCGATAGAACTACGATATATAATGCAATAAAAGATGCTGGTCAGCTAAAGTTGGCCGAATATATAAGGAACATGTAATGGCTTTTAACGGCAACTTCTTATGCACATCGTTCAAAGTAGAACTGATGAAGGGTGTTCATAATTTCACCGCAGCAAGCAATGTGTTTAAGGTGGCTCTGTATGACAACAGTGCTACTTTCACCGCTGCAACGACTGCATATACAACAAGCAACGAGATCAGTGGCACTAATTACACCGCTGGTGGTCAGTTTCTTACAAGTGTTACGCCAACGTCTAGCAGCACTACTGCTTTCACAGACTTTGCGGATGAGGTGTTTTCAAACGTAACAATCTCGGCTGTTCGAGGTGCACTGATCTATAATGCACCAGCTTCTGGGGATCCGACCGTAGCAGTGTTAGATTTTGGCGCAGATAAAGCAGCCAGTTCTGGAGACTTTACGATTGTATTTCCTACAGCCGATGCGAGTAATGCGATCATCCGGATAGCCTAATGTCTGACGCTATCGTTGCACTTCATGGGTGGAATAGCTCTACCAGAGGGTGGAACGAAGGCGCGTGGAACTCAGAGGTTGCACTCCCTGGCGCTACAGGTGCTGTGGGTCAAGCAGTTCAAGAAGGCGACGCTGTTGTAACTGTTACGGGAGTTGCAGGAACCAGTGCAGTTGGTTCTGTGTCTATTACGGGCGTTGTTAACGTATCTGTTACGGGAGTTGCAGGAACAGGAGCAGTTGACTCGGTTGCAGTTGTCGGAACAGCTGACGTATTGGTTACGGGCGTTTCTGGCACATCAGCTTTAGGGAGTTTCTTTACCACTAACACAATGGTAACGATGACAGCTTCGATCAACAGTGCGACTGTAACGGGTGCAGGCAACGTATCGGTTACGGGCGTTTCAGGAACGGGCTCTGTCGGATCAGTTACAACAGCCGTTAATTCCAACATATCTGTTACGGGAGTTACGGGCACTGGTTCCGTTGGCTCTGTTACTATCACAGGTGTAGGAAATATATCGGTTACGGGCGTTGCGGGCACTGGAGAAATCGGTGAATTGCAACAACCATGGGGATTGATTATACCATCGCAAACACCAAACTTTACGGGGGTAACACCCTCGCAAACATCAAACTTTACGGGGGTAACACCCTCGCAAACACCGTCTTGGACGGACATTGCAGCATAGGATATAAAAATGGCAAGTGTATATACAAATGACTTACGATTAGAGGAAATTGGTTCTGGCGAACAGTCGGGAACTTGGGGTGATACCACTAACACAAACTTAGAGCTGATTGCGGAAGCGTTTTCTTTTGGCACAGAGGCGATTACAACTAACGCCGACACGCATACAACCACGAT